GATTCTTTTCGTATATACGACATAAGATTCTTCTTTGGTGGAAGAGATCTTAATATCATAAATACTAAATCTTTTGAAGGATGACGAATCAAATCTTTTTCAGTGATATTAATTGTAATGTTACGATTAACTCCATCTTTTGATGATGTTTGAATAATTCTGCAATTAGTAGATGTTTCAATTTTAGGAATATTGTGATTGTTAGTAATATAAATATGACCACCAATACAAAAAGCCTTACCTGGTCTTTCATAACCAGGTTTATTAGGATTATCAATACTAAGAGCGATACAATTTGGTTCAATCATTTTAAGAAAAGATGTAAATTCCATTGACTTAGAAGAAGAACTCTCTCGAGAAACATCAAAGGGAGTAAGTTCGATATCATTTTTATACCAAACATTTTCTCGTCCTTCAAGATCTTCTTTAGGAGCACTTCCAACATCACTAGTTTCCTTACTCTGTATTTGTATACGTTTCATAAATTTATATACAAAATAGCCAGAAGTAATTATAGAAGCAGCAGCGACGAAAGTTTTAGGGTGATTCAATCGTTTTTGAATATTATTTCCCATTGTAACCCAATAATCTCGAGATAAAATTCTCTTAGAATGACGAGTATAATGAGACATATAATCAAAGTTAATTGCCCAAACAAACCACATATACCAGCTATATATACACAAACCTGTATAATACATTGTATCAAGTGCTCTTTTATATTTACAATATAAAGAAACAAATGCACATGCACTAAAAATTTGTGTAAATACGCTTATATCACCAGTTTGAACATGATTACATAAGTCAGCAGGTAATTCACATTCCCTACAAAGATCAATTTCTTTCATCTTACGTAAAGAGTTGAATACTTTATTTTGGTCTTCAGCAAAACGACGAGATGCTTTACGAAACCAGTCCAAAAATTCATTCAAATTCATATTATCAGCGATTAATACAAAATCTGCAAGTGATTTACCTGAATCCAAAGGAACTGGTTTAACCAGTTCAACTTTAAAAGTCCATAGATCAGGAAAACTCGTATCACTGTTAACCAAACTGGAATCAAGAACACCTCTTTCATTGAGATATTCAGTTTTCACGGTTGGTGTGATTACAAAAGGAAATCGTCGTTGTACAGCAGATGGACATGAAAATGCATGATATGCATTTAAAGTCTTAACATTAGTTGTAGCTATAACAAATTTAGCTTTCATAGGAGTTCGACCTTTACTATCTAAACTTGCTTGATTTGGACAAAAAGGTGCAGAATTCATAATTTGAATTACTTCAGAAATAGATTTATCTTCAGTTGTATTAGGTTTGCGTGCAGCAATATCATCCAATACAATAGTATGCATTTCCGTAGAAAAACCATCCCAAAAATCAGCTTCGGGATTACGAGTATAACGATACTCTGGTTCACT